ATGACATCTGAGGGTGTTATGCATGGCGTTGTAGAGCACATTATGAACGAAGGTGGAATTCTTGGCACCCCTGGATCAGAGTATGCATTGGTTTCAATGCCACCAGATAATCCAGCAATGTCTGTTAGAATTTATAAAGAAGAAGATGGCAAGTGGGAAGCAACAGCCTATAGCATTGGAATGATGTATAAAAATGCACAAGTTGCAGATATCAACAACCATACCATGGAAAATGATGATATGGATTCAGAGGTTGCTATGGCAATGTACGACTCATCAATTGGTAAATCACAAGAAATGGAAGATGAAATGGAAAAAGCAAAAAAGCCTAACTATGGTGAAATGATTCAGCCACGCCGTGGTGGGTCAACACCTTCTAACCCACGACTTTATGCAAGAGTTGTTCAGGCAGCAAAAGATAAATTTGATGTGTATCCATCTGCAGTTGCAAATTCTTGGGTAGTACAAGAGTATAAGCGCCGTGGTGGAACATATAAGTCTGAAAAAGAATTAGGATCAGATAATTTTTGGAATGGATTTTTAAAATAATGCCAAAGAAAAAAGCACAATCATTTAATGCAACACAAATTAAGGACGGAAAGATTGTTCGTATGAATAAAAACGGTACAGTTAAATCTATTCTTGGTCCATATGAAGTGAAGCATCCAAAGAAGGACAAGTAATGGCAGATACATACTCACCTAATGCTGGTATGAAGGCTGCAGCACGTCGTGCTTTAAAGTGGAAAGAAGATGGCAAAGCAACTGGTGCTGGAACTCCTGTAGGTTGGGGTAGAGCAACTGACATTGTTAGTGGAGCATCTATGTCTCTTGATACTGTTAAGAGAATGTATTCTTTCTTTTCTCGTCATGAAGTAGATAAAAAAGGTAAAGGTTTCTTTGATGGTCCAGAGTTTCCATCTAATGGAAGAATTATGTGGGATGCTTGGGGCGGAGATGCAGGATTTGCATGGAGTCGTGCTATCGTTGAGCGTGAAAAAAGTAAGACAGAAAAGGTTTGGGACGGAAGTCCGTTTAGTATAAAATTAAAAAATAACAAATAAAGGGGGTTATAAGTATGATAGAAGAGTTTAGCAAAGAAGATTTATTTAAAATATTAAAATTTTATAAAGATAAAACATCAGAATTAGAGTTTCAATATTTAATCCTTCAAATTAATAATGGAAAAGAAGTTGAAAAACTAAATAAAGAATTATTGGCAAACAAAGAGTTTTTTGATCAATCGATTTTGGAAATAAAAGAGTCAAGTTTGCAGTCTGTTTATACTATAAAAGAAGAAAAAGATAAAACAATTGAAGCACTAAAGAAAAAAAATAAAGAACTTACTAAAGATAAAAGTACAGTAAAAAAATAATAAGGTAGAGAGTTGGGAATAGTGTGAAAAATTTTATAGTTTTAGTTTTGACATTGTTAGTTTTTTACGCTATACTTAAGGTAATAAGAAAAAAAGAAAAACAGTCTTTTAATAAAGTATTATATCGTCAAAGCGATATGCATAATATATTAAAAGATTTTTTCTTTAAAGACATTTTTGATGATAAAGTTGTCACTTCTCAATCTAAAATTTGGAAAGACAGGCAAACAACTAAGGTTGTTATAATAGATCAAAAAGCATATTGGGTATCAAACAACATGTTTTATGTTGGTGATACAGTTGAAGGAAAGGTTAGGCCAGAAACTGGAAAACCTTTAGATACAACTAAGATGTCAAAAAAAGAAATAGATAAGATGTTATTCATCCTGGATAACTTAAAGAATGGGAAACTAAATGATAGTGGCAGTACAGGGAACTAATGAGTTTAATGACTACAATCTATTCCTTCGTGCTATAAGTGTTGCTTTATCTGGAATGAAAGAAGAAGAAAAAGATTTTATAATCTATTCTGTTGGTCCAACAAAGGTCAATTCTTTTGTTTCAGAATTTTCAAACCTTTCAGAAAGAGGAATGAAGGCAAGGGGTCGTAAGATAAAGTTTTATAAAGTTCCAGAAAGTTGGGTACATGACAATATGGAGCACATAAACTATTTTGCATTTCTTAGCAAACCAAAAGAGCCAGTATCAAAACTTACTACTTTTGCAGAATCAAAAAATGTAGAAGTAGGAATATTCCGTTACTAAAAGAAAGAATACAATGATAATTAATTCGTTAGCACAAATGGAAAAAATTGTTTCAAAAAATAAAGAACTTGAGTGGGTCGGTTGGAATGTTGTGGAGCGTAAAAGATCAGACCTTGCAAGAACATCCCCAAGCGGAGTTCGTGTAAAAAATGTATGGTACCTACAAAAAACTTTTAATCTTGATCGTAATGGTTGGGACATTCCAAACAGATACGGTCAATAAATGAAGCAACATTTATGGAAAGATCAGGCAGCGTGTCTTGGTCTTGATACTAACATATTTTTTGATAAATATGAAGATAATGTAGACGTACGCCCAATTGTAGATTCAATGTGCCAAAGATGTCCAGTGTCAAAGGTTTGCTTTGCTAATGGTGTTTCTGGTAAAGAGTATGGTGTCTGGGGTGGAGTATTTCTTGAACTTGGAAATATATCTAGAGAGTTTAATAAACATAAAACTAAACAAGACTGGGCCAATACCTGGCAAGCACTGACAATGGAGAAGTAAGTGTATACAGATAATATGCGTAAAGCCTTTCACTCTGTAATTCCTCCAAAAGGATTTACTATAGAGTTAATTGATAATGAACATTTCTTAACTATTAAGTTGAATGAGTTTACTTTTGCAAAAATGGTTCATGACGATAAGATACAGGCTTTACAATACGTTTTAAATTTAAAAAAAGCCTTGGAAATGGAAGGCGCAATAGTTTTAGTTACTAGGGAGGCAATAAAATAAAAATTTTTATATCTATTGCTTCTTATCGTGATCCAGAACTTCAGTGGACGATTAAAAGTGCAATTGAGAATGCTAACAGTCCAGATAATCTATATTTTGGAGTTGTTCATCAAGGTGTTGATTCAGAACTATTTGATATTCAAACAATTAAAAACATGTCTTTAATTAAGATGCATCCAAAAGAAGCAAAAGGTGCAGGATTTGCAAGAGCAAAAGCAATGGAACTGTACTCTGGACAAGAGTATTTTCTTCAAATTGATTCACATACAAGGTTTGCTCCTGGCTGGGACTTAATTTGTATTGATCAGTTAAACAGGGCTAAAAATATATCTGGTCATAGTCGTGTATTGTTGTCATACTTTCCTGCCCCGTTTGAACCTGAAAGAAATGGAGGTATGTTTTTAGTAAAAAATAACCCAAAGATAAAAGACTATCCAACTAGACAAAAAATATTATTAAATAAAAGGAAACAGTGGACAGCAGAAAGATTTGAGTTTAATAGTAAATTAAAAGAAAACCCAGAACTTTCTGAAACAGTTCTTGGTGGCTTTATGTTTTCAGATGGTTCAATAGTTAACGAAGTACCTTATGATCCAGAGATTAGTTTCTTTGGTGAAGAGATTTGTTTTGCTATGAGATCATGGACAAGAGGATGGGACATATACTCTCCTTCAAAAAATATTGTATACCATTTTTATTCTCGTGGAGGATATAGCAAGATATGGAAAGATAGAAATCTACGTGGCATTTCTTGGAAAGAAATAGAAGAGATCTCGTATAGTAAACAAAAAAGAGTTCTCTGTGGAGAAGAAGAAGGAGTTTTTGGTGCTGGAAACATTAGAACCCTTGCCGAGTATGAGATCTTTACTAATACTAACTTTAAAGATTTTTATAGTTTGACAAAGCCTTAGTCTTAGGATATAATTAAAACATGTGGAGTGGTGATATGAAAGATATTTTTATTGTTGTTTTTGCAACATTGTCATTTTGTTTTGCAATATCATACCTGTTAGTCCTAAAACAGTCTATTAATCTTAAAAAAGATTTATCAAAACTTTTTATTGAAAATACTCTACTTCAAGAATATGTTGATCTAAGTAAATCTACAAAAATAAAAGAAGATTCAGAGGATTCAATACACAAAGAAAACTTTATTAAGTTTCTTTCTGATTCTAGACTATGGGCATTTGAATATATTGAAAATGTTCAAAAAGGTTTAACTAAGTTTGTCAATGATGTTGATGCAGACATATCATATTTTGATGAGTATGGAGAGGCATTGTCTATGTCAAGACCAGACTATCCGCTTATGAAAAATATTTCAAAAGCATACAAAGAATTAAGAACACTATTGCCAACAGAAGATGAAAAATGAGAAAAAAAATAGAGTTTGGAAAATTTGAAGATTGGCTTCCAAATATTGTTGGAATAAAATCAAAAATTCCTCAATGGTATAAAGATCAAGATATGTGGAACAACAAACAGCCGTTGCAAAAATCTTATCAGGTTAGCAAATCCTTTAAAGCCTGCATGCCTTTTTTAGATGCATTAACCACTGGATATACAATTCAGTTATGGACAGACGTTCGTGTTAGACAAGAGAATGGTCAACCTATTTTTACCTGGGCTTCTGGGCCAGATCCAATTGACTTCCGCAGTAATGATGGAAACCAAAATTTACCAATACCTGCTGGATTTAATTCAAGACAATTTGTTTGGAAGTTTCCTTATACTATTAAAGTTCCAAAAGGATATAGTTGTTTGGTAACACATCCAATGAATAGACATGACTTACCATTTATTGGATTAACTGCAATTTCAGATAACGAAGTTGCAACACTTGGTCCAGGTAACTACCCATTCTTTATTAAAGAAGGATTTGAAGGAATAATTCCAGAAGGAACCCCTATAATGCAAGTTATACCATTTAAAAGAGAAAATTGGAAAGTGGAAGAAAACAAAGAACTTTTAAAAGAATCTGTTAACCTACAAAGAAAAATGAATGCTGTAATTTCAGGATATTATAAAAAAAATATATGGAAAAAGAAAGAATATCTATAAAATGAAACAAGTATTATTGTCAACACTAACGGGTTTTGGATGTGGAGTAGTCTTTGCTGCATTCAAATTGCCAGTTCCAGCACCACCAGTTTTTGCGGGAGTCGCAGGAATTGTAGGGCTATGGGCTGGATATGCTATACTAATTAAGGTTCTATCCTAGGAGGAAAAATGAACACAGAACAACTAAAGGCACTACTTGCATCATACGGACGATCAGTCCTTGCATCAGGCCTTGCACTATACATGGCAGGCGTAACAGATCCAAAGGATCTATGGACTGCACTTGTAGCAGCAATTGCACCCGTGGCAATTAGAGCAATCAATCCTAACGACAAGGCTTTTGGTCTATTGCCAGATGCTAAGGCTGTAGAGACCGCTCTGAAGGCTGCTAAGGCACCTGCAAAGAAGGTTGCTAAGAAGGCTGTTGCTAAGAAGGCAGCACCAAAGAAGTAATATTTACTTACAGAATTGCCAGTCTAGAGATAGGCTGGCTTTTTTGTTTTACGAGTTAACTAAGTTTATGTACTTATCTCTTAATGACTCTGTTGAAAAATTAACAAATCCAAGATCAAATGCTTCTTGTTTAATTAAATTATTTTTCTTTTCCATGTATTCATCAACTGTTTTTGCAAGTGCTTTTGGATCAATATCATAGACATCAATAATAGCCTTAGCCTTAAACTCATCAATCTTGCTTGCCTCTACCGTCCATTTATCAGGAAGGATGGCATTGTTTGGAGAAATGCGGGGCATAAAAACAGGTAGCCCACTAAGAAGAGCCTCATTCATAGGTAAACATAATCCAGCATACCTTCTAGGTAATACCATTGCATCATAGCCAGAGTATAAATCTTCTGGTTCTTTTGTTGTATTAGTCTGGATAGTTAGTCTTTCATTAGTATTTCTAATACCTAAATCAGTTTGAGTTTTAATTACAACTTCGTAATCTCCTGTAGAATACTTAAGCATTTCTATTACAGAATTAGTACCGTTTCTATCTTTAACTGCAGCCTT